ACAAGCGTACCAACAAACATCATCAAATTTAGTTGACGCAGTTAGAGTTGTAAGAAACGTAACTGGTTCAACTTACAAGTTCCACAAACTATCAAAAGGTGGTTCAATCAAGAACAAAGCAAGATTCGAAGATATCACGGCTATGTCTGATTCGAGCAAATCTTTTGCAGGAAGTGGTGCTTACACTGGTAGCACAGCACAGAACAGTGTTGTAACTACTACACTTAACAATTACCATTCTGGTGAATACATTGACGATATGGACATGTTTAAAACAAACATAGACCTACGTAACACGTTCGCATCAGCGATTTCGTCAGGTTTAAACAGAGCGGTAGACCAAGAGATCATCGACGCATTAGATGCCTCTGCACCAACTACACAGGTGACAGCAGGATCTGGATTAACTAAAGCAAAATTTTTAGAAGTCCACGAAGCGATGAATGCTCTTTCAATTCCAACTAACGACAGATGTATAATCATCTCTCCGCAAGCCTTAACAGATCTTTTAACAGATTCTAACTTGGTTACAGCGGCAGATGGTTTAGTATCTAACACTGCATTGACTTCAGGATACATTCCAAATGTATTCGGTTTCAGAGTGATTATGTCAACTCTTTTAACAAAAAATTCTGTTCAAAGAGATTGTTACGCAATTCACAAAGATTCAGTAGGTCTTGCATTAGCATCTGACATTACGACAAGAATCGATTATGTAGCTCAGAAAGCGAGTCACTTAGTACTGGGTACTATGTCTGGTGGAGCAACAGCAATTGACGTAGACGGAATAGTTAAAGTGGAGGTTACAGAGTAATATCTGTACAACTTCGCAGTTTATTCAAGGCAGGCCCTCTTTAATTTGGGGGCCTGTCTTTTTTTATACCCGATAAATAGTTTACAAAAAAGGAACCACCCATGGCTGAAAGTAAAGTTTCAATATCAAACCAAGCACTAACAAAATGTGGTGCCGCAACAATAAGTTCATTTACAGATGGATCACACGAAGCAAACGTATGTTCAACCATGTATGACAACGTGAGAAACGGCTTATTGTATTATACATTTTGGAATTTTGCTGTAACCAACAAATCTTTAAACAGATTAAATGAAACACCCACGAACACCAAATACCTTTATGCGTTCAGTTTACCGGGTGATGTCATAAGAATTAAAGGATTTTTTGATTCAGACGGAATGTATTCAGAAGATTACAGCATTGAAGGCAGTAAAGTATTTGCTAATGAAAAAACATTATTCATAGAATACGTTGCAAACATTGTGGAAGATGACATGCCTGTATTTTTTATAGAAACATTAATAGCCAAAGTGGCATTAGAAATAAATGAAGCCATAACAGGTGTTGGCACTCTATCAAACAGATTGGCTGGAGACTATGAAGCCAAACTGAGAGCGGCAAGAATAGCAGATGGACAAGAAAATCCACCTCATAACATAGTACCTCCAGGCAGATATGTTGAAGCACATTTAGGTAATACAGGTCTGACCAATAGAAGGTTAAGACACAGTAATACCTAACAATGACAATAAGAAAATATTCGCAAACTAATTTTACACAGGGCCAAGTAGGACCAAACATTTTTGGTCGTAATGACACACCCATTTACAGAGCAGGGTTGGCAGAACTGTCAAACTTCTTGATACTACCACAGGGTGGCATACAAAAAAGAAGAGGATTTCAATTTATCACAGCAGATCCTGACAACAGTACCACACCAGACGGATCAACATCACTTACCACAGCAGGATTTCATGCATCATCGAGATTAATTCCTTTTAAATTCTCAGATGGACAAGAATATGTGTTGATATTTGAACCAGCACACGACAGTGATGCCGCAAAAATACACATCTATTACCAAGATGTAAGACAGAGAGTGCTTACCAACGGATCAGATGGTAATGTTTTTCCAATTACAACTTCAAACATAGCAGACATAAGATTTACACAAAGTTTTGATTACATGATATTGTGTCACAAAGACATAAGACCCATGCAACTTGTGAGAGGTAGTACCAATGACGCTTGGTCAATAGGATATCTTGCATTTGATCACATACCAACAGCAAACTTTAACTTTGATGCTACATTAACACCAAGTGCCGCAACAGGTACCAACATCAACATGACACTAGCAGGTGGCACATACAGATGGGTTGATGCAGATGCACCCGCAGGACACAAAAATATGCACGTGGTAATAAATGGTGGATTGGTAAAATTAAAAACAAGAACCAGTGCCACAGTTATGGTAGCAGATGTAATTTACGATCTTGTGGACACAGAAACAGCAGAAGGACATGAATGGGAAATAGATGCCTTTTCAGATCTTTCTAGTTCGTTGGGTGGTGGACATCCGCGTTCAGTTTCTTTTCACCAGAACAGATTAATATTTGGTGGTACCAGAGACAAACCACAAACATTATTTGGATCACAGTCAGGAGACTTTTTTAACTTTGACAGTTTTACAAGAACAGTTACAGAGTCAGGTGGTTCAACAGATGTAACAGGAACAATCACAGATGATGCAAGTATAATTTTTACTATTGCTTCAGACAGTGTCAACGTAATTCAACACCTAGTATCACAACAATCACTTTTCATATTCACATCAGATGGTGAGTTTGACATGTCAGGAGAACCTGTAACTCCCAGCAACGTTCTTGTAAGAAAACAAACATCTTACGGAGTTGACTCGGGTGTAACAACACCAAAGATTGTGGACAACGAAGTATTGTTTGTGGCCAAAGGTGGCAAACAATTAAGAGCATTTGTTTACAACTTTAACACAGACGCATACTCAGCCAAGAACTATTCACTAGTACACCATGACATACTGTCAGGTGCAGACAGAATAGCAGTATTAACCAACTATGCCAACACCAACACCAACTATGTTTTCTGCACAAACTCAGATGGCAGTCTAGGAGTATTGGGTGTAAACACAGAATTTTCTGTTGTGGGTTGGATGAAGTTTACCACAGACGGCAACTTCAAAGATCTTTGCGTGGTTGACGACAGATTATATTCACTGGTACAAAGATTTAACAATGACGGTTCTAGTTTGAACACAGGAGTATTCCTAGAGAAATGGTCAGAAGATGATATATTTTTAGATTCATTCCACACAACAGATTCAACAGGTTCAAGTTTTACAGGAGCACAAGGACTAGAAGGTAGAACTGTAAAAGTTGTAGCCGATGGTTTATTGCATCCAGAAATCAGCGTGGACAACGCTGGTAATTTTACATTATCAAGAACAAGTTCCAGCACACAGATTGGACACAACTATGAAAGCACAGCAAAAACTTTACCAATTGTTTTTAATGCAGGTGGACAAAGCACACTTGGAGAAAAAGTTAGAAAAGTTTTATGTGAACTACAATTACAAAACACAAAAAGTTGCAAGGTAGACAACATTGTTGTACCATTTAGATCGTTTGGCACGTCGTTGTTAAATCAAGGCATAGATGGATTTTCAGGACAAAAACGTGTTAGATTAAGCGGATATGCAACAACACCTCAAACCACTTTCAAAAGTGACGAGCCACTACCATGTACCTTGTTAAGTATGACTAATGAAGTTAAATTTGCAGGTGGCAAACTCCAAGACGCTGGTTAAACAACCAGTCAGGCATCCACTAAATTTTGAACACTACGAATATGTTATTAATAATTGCAGAGATGTGGATCTGCAAGAGATCACATTGATGGGTTATACCAGAAACAGATTAATTAGAAAGTTTGATGAACTTGAAGATGGAGTAACAGGATCTTACCACAACATACCTTTCCTGGCCGCAGGCACACACGTGATAGACAATGAAGTATGGTATTGGTTTATTGGCACTCCGTTGGCAAATGATTTTTTCTTTCGTATATCAGGAGAAGCAGAAAAACTAATCAGAAATAGTATGACAAAACATCCTAATAAAAAACACCTTGTGCAAGTATGGAGCAGGCACACGCAGAGTGTAAAATGGTTAAATATGTTAAAGTTTAACAAAATTGACCGTTATTTTCAAGGTCATGAAGAAATTTTTATAGTTGAGAGGAAACGAAACTAACCATGTGTGCACCAAAAAATCAATTAATTAAAACAGCATTAATAGGAGCGGCAATCTACGCAACAGGTGGAGCGGCCGCATCGTCATTATTAACCACATCCGGTGGCTCACTAGCCGCGGCAAGTACAACAGCGGCAACCACAGCATCAACTACTTCAACACTTTCAACATTGGCAAATGTGGCAAGATATGCTTTGCCGGCAATTACAACAGCAGGCAATATCTACCAAGGTTATATGCAATCTGCCATGTTGACACAAAAAGCAGGATTTATAGATTTTGAAATAGCAACAACCAAAGAAGCATCTGCTTTAAGAAAAGCAAAACGAAACAGAGCATTGGCAATTGCCATAGGAAAACAAAACGCAAGATTTGGATTAACCGGCACAACATTAGAAGGATCACCGGGAGATGTATTATCGATGACTGCAAGTAATTTTGCAGAAGATCAATACATCGATGATTTTAATACAAGTCAAACAATTTTAAGTAAATCTAACCAGTCAGCAATTTTAAGACAAGAAGCCAAATATGCCAAAGTTGGTGGATATCTAAATGCTGTGTCGTATCTAGGAACTAGGGGATTTGAGGATTTAATCAGTACAAAGATAGATAAAAAAACACTTATAACTGCTAGACCAACAAACGATCAAGGCATTAACGTAGGAGACGCACCGTAATATGAGTAAATTACCACAAGTACCACCTTCAGTGCCAATTATACCAACGTCAAACAGACGTAGAGTAGACATACCAACTTACAGCGGTGGACAACTTACACCAAAAGAAAATTTAACCATGCCAACATTTGGCCAAGGTGCTGTCAACATTGTAAAAAAAATTACAGACCAAACAGCCAAAATAGACACAAACATTGCCAGCGATGTTGCTTTTAAAAAAGGTAAGAATCAGCAGGCAACGAATCAAGAGTATGTTGGTAATGATTTTGCATTTACATTAACAGGACAAGCATACAAGAAAGGTGTTGATGCAACGTTTGTTTCAATGAAAGAGACAGAATTAGAAAATGGATTGAAATTGATGAGGGAAAAATATCTCGAAACTAATGATGTAGATGGATATGTTAAAGCATCGGAAAATTACAAAAACAAATTTATGGAGAATATTCCAGAACAGTTTTTTGGAGATTTCAACACATACTACGATAAATTTGATCAAAGAAATGCTACTGCACTCACAGTATCTAAAAGGTCTCAAGAACTCACAGACGGTAGTTTTAAAATATCTGAACAGTCAAAAACGTTAGCAGAAAGAATATCTGAAAACATAGCATTCCAAGGGATAACAGAGTCGTTAATTGATGATTTGTCTATATTAAACAGAAATAATCTATCACAAAAAGATATTTTTGGTCGAAGTTTAGAAGCACGTACAAAAGAAAGAGCAAATCAAAAAGAAATAATCACAAAAGGTGCCGCAAGGAATGTTTATGATGCAATCAAAAATGATCCAACAGCATACAAAGAATGGCTTAATCAAATAGCAGACGGAAATTGGAATCTAGGTGACCTAGGTGACGAAGAAGTATTTTCCAAAGCATTTCCAGGTGGTGTTAATCTTGATATGGCAGAAAGACAAACGGTAATATCTTATGTTGAAAGTTTGAGAAAACAAGACAAGACAAGCCTAGCGATCGCTTCTGCACAGTTAAAAAATACAGCAACATCAAACAACACTAATTTAACAACAACTGGATGGGACACATTCAGAGACCCGGAAGGCAACATTGATAAATCACGTGCAGTATTTGATTTAGATGCTTGGTTAGCCAATGATGGTGATGCCGCAGTTGGCATTGAGTTATCAAAAAAAAATGCTGTAGGCATTTTTGTTGCTGATCAATTGGAATTTGTAAAAACAGACACAACAACAGCAATACCAAGTAGGATCGCGATATTGCGAGCAGAGATACAAAATATCAATGATTTAAAATTATCAGACGGTGAAAAAGCATTTTACATTGACAGCAGGACAGCCGCAATTAAAGCCATGGAAAATGAAATGGAACAAAGAACAACCACATTAAAAAATGGTAATGAAGTTGACAGTTTCATCACACAGAACAGAGTAACTGCTACGGATTTACGTATGTATGAGGGTAACGTTGATGTCATGACACAAAGTGCTCATTTGAACAACACTTCTTTCTACATGGTCAAGCCAAGCAAGACACAGAGCAAATTAGAATACGGAGCAGTGCAGGTGCATTTTGATAACAAAGACATCAACTCATATATCATTGCCAACAACGACGGGATCAGCAGACAGAGAAGTTTATACTACACCATGTTTAGAACAGGCATCGCTGAAAATAAAGGTGCCACGGATGCGGACTGGGCCAAAGCCAGTTTGAGCGAAAGGGCAAGGAGAGATAGCACCAGTGGAGACACAAAATTGCTGTTCAACATTATAGCAAACTACGACGACATAGGTGAGGCCAACGGACAGAAAGACAAAGAAGAGAAAAACAAATTTTTTGTTGAAATCAGTGAAGGACTGTATGAGTTTGACAATGATTTTGGCAGGGCAAAGAAAGGTGAATTCAACGTGGTTTACGATTACTATCGTAACAGAAAAAACAAGTCCGAGTCTGAAGCGGCCAAACTGGCCAAAGACTACGTGCTAGGTGGTATGATTAGACTTGACACCAACTACGGTGTCACGTATGTTTCACCAAATCATCTAATGGGTGAGTTTGAAGCGTCCGGTGACACGGCAATGAATACAAGTCAAATGGAAAAAGCAAAGAAAGATCTCATAGAACAAATTAACAACACGTACAATAGACCAGAGAGAAGCAGTCTTACAGTAATAGGTAAAAGCATTGACGACTGGGTAGCAGGTGACAGAGACAACTACAAAGTGGTATTAATGGGCAACAGTCTGCGACTGGTAACCAAAGATGTGGGATCAGGATCATTGACAAAATTCACAGTGCTTACCAAAAGACCAAGTGCAGGAAACACTTTGTTCTACACAGATTTAAGCATACCAGTAAAAATATCAAAAGAAGAAATCACAGCGTACGAAGATGAATCTCCCACGTGGGAGTATGATGACACCATCAACGGCATGGGCAGTTTCAAAGAACCAAAAACTGCTACTAGATTGAAAGTGATCACAGAGGTAGGATTAGACGAGACTGATGTTACACCAGTTGAGAAAAAAATAACAGAGACGGCTACGCTTGATGACAAAGCAATAGCGTTGTTCAAACACTATGAGAAGAAAGGATATATTGTGCAAGACGAGGTGGAAGGATTTGACGAAGTTGCAGAATTACCACAAGTAAGAATGTTATACGAGGATCCTTTCAGTCAATCGATGTTTCCAACAAATCCTCCAGATCAGGGCATAGCCAACGCAATAAGTTTAGCATTTGCAAAAAACAAAGGACAGGCATGGATGATTGAATGGTTAATGAGTAAAAGTGAATATACTGGGGGTTCGTCAACGGATCATAGAGAGACTGCAAAATTAACTTTGAATTATTGGAAAGATAATTTTGACACAATTAAAAATTTACAAACAGACACAGACACCCCAACGAGGATGGATGTATTACAGGCTTTAATAACAACCATCAAAGATCAACCAACAATAAGATTTGCAAACGACGGTTTTGATTTTGGTTACACAGGAGAGTAATGGCTCTAGAAACAGTAAGACCCGCACAGGTACAAACACCTAAAAACGAACCAAGGACACCAGTAGGAACATTTGAATCGTTAAAGGCTGGTATCAAGTCAGGTTGGGAATACAACACAGTATTCAGCCTCATACCGGATGCCATACAAGGTCAAGAAAAGGCCAACAATCCTTTTGACCAAGTTGATCCGGATTTATACAACGAGGGACATCCTTTCTACATCGAGGACCTGCCCCATGACCAAGGTGTCAGTTACAAACACCTGTATGAAATGTTCACATCAAGACAAGAAGCGGCCAAATATGCACAAATATTCCAAGACGGTGGACTGCTTGATAAAACAGCATTCGTGGCAGGAGCATTTGGCACAGCGGTGCTTGATCCAATCACTTACATACCTGTTCCGTTCCTAAAAGGTGTTACAAGTTTTGGCAAACAAGCGTTGGCCATAGGTGCGTTTAATGCCGCTTTAGAAGTGCCATTGTATCCGTTGGTTAATGAAGCATATCAACAGAGAGGCCTAGGCAAATACGAATATGAAGAATTAGTACAACAAATGGGATTGGCTTTTGTGGCAGGTGGTGGATTAGCAACCGCGATGAGGGGTGGTGGATACGGACTTGCAAAGATACGTGCGGCTAGATTAAAAGCATTAGATCCATTAGAAAGAGAAGTACAGAATCAAAAAGTTCAATATCCTAATTATGATTACGACAACACAGTAAGAGACATGATATCAAAAGACGTGTTGAAAAGAAATCAATTGGATTTTGACAGCATTAGAAAACACACGTTTATGACTAACAGTGTAGAAGATTTTTGGGTTGACACAGCCGGCAGAAGAAAATTTATTGTGGATGATGTTGCTGACAATGATGTAAAAATTACAAGTCAAGCAGATCAAACAAAATTAGTAGAAGGCAAAAGAGACAGCATTTTAAAAATTGCAAAAAGTTTAATAGATAGATCAGATGAATCTAAAGGTGCATTAAGATACATTTTAAAAACTGCAGAAGACGGCAAGTTGTATGATTTAGATCTAGCAAATCTAAAAAAATGGATAGATACAAACATACCGGGTGCCCAGGAAAGATTGACTGCAAAAATTAACTCATCAAAACCATTCTATGATCTTTCAAAATATATTAACAAATCTTTAAAATTCAAAGCAGATCTCGATGCATGGGACAACGTTTTGTATGACAGGGGCAAGACTTTTGAGATAGTGCCTGATCCTGAAAAAGGCATTGACATTGAAAACAACGTTGGTAAATTTTACAAACTGAATCGTGTTGAGTTTGACCCAGCGGTAGAAACAGCAAAAAGTTTTAGGGACAGACAGGAAGTGCGTAGGAAACAATGGGCTAATGAAAAAATTAATGCCAAAGGCCAGAACAAAGAATTGTTTATGTTTGAAGGCAAAGAATACAACATAAGGGCCAAGTTTCCAACAGAAAGCAAGACAGGTTTTCCAGAAAGGGTTTTGGTAACAGACATACAAGAAAAGAAAAGTATACTGTTAAAAGCCAAGGCCAAAGAAAGTATCAGGAGAGAAGCAATGGCCAACGACAAAACAAAGTCAAAAGACACTCCGTTGTACGATCCCGAACACCCAGATCATGATCCAGGAAGATTTGAAAGACAAGAGGCAATAGCCAGCGACAGAAAAATTGGCATAGATAGACACGAATCGTTTAATATTAGACAAGACCTTAAGGCAGAATATGGTGATCCTATAACAGGTTATCAAGCCGCTTCAAGAGAAATGCTAGATATATATGGTGAGCCTGTGTTGACTGAAATTGGATTTCGAAATGTAAACGGAATGTTAATTGATGACGGATTACCAGCAAGACCGTTAACCGCAGGAGAAACTGCAATTAGAAACGATATTTTAGAAAAATATAGAGCAATTGAAAATGACGTTATAAAATACGAAAAAGACACAGCATTGTGTTTAAGGACTAACAACACTAACTTTTAGGAGAAACTATGGCATACAATGATTGTTTGAATATATTAAGAAACGGATATAAAAAAGTTGGAAAACCGTTTGACGAAAAAACAGCAACACAATTTTTAGATGAATACAAAGCAGAACAGAGAAGATTGCAACTGCTAGGTTTTAAAATGGAAGATGCAATTACCCCTAGAGAGATGCCAAAATTTATAACATCATATGTTAATCAACGAGGTGAGGTTATAAAATTTGAACCACCAAAAATGAACTACGAAGACCTGTTCTTCTACAGGTACCAGCAAGAATTGAGTCTGGTGCAAAGGGCCAAAGACATACAAAAAATGACCAGCCTCAAAAAGGCACTGGACATGGAAAAGAATTTTGAACAGAACATGAATGATTTTAGACGTGTATTCAAGGACAAACAGACCGAACATGAGACGCTGTACAAAAAACAGGGTGCGTTTCTAGGTTTGGTAAACATCAAAAAAGATTACAACATATTGGACATGGAAGCAGACGTGGCAGTTGGACAGGTGTACGACACAAACTTCACAAGGAACAGCATGCCGCTAGATATAAGAATACAAAGAAACGCGACCAACACTGATGCAACGTTTGTAAAAAAAACTAGAGAGGTGCTGGATGACCAGGAGTGGTCGAACTGGTTAGAGGATAAGGAAAACAAAAGAAATTTCATCAAGGAATATTCACGTTTGAAAAAATCGTATGACTTAGGTGAGGACATATCTAAAGTGGGTGCCACAGAATCAGGTGACGTGCAGGCAAAAAATTTAGCAGTTGAAGTGTTGAACATCTCTAGAGACACACTGAAAAGATTTGAGGAAACAGGCATAGACACACGTAATTTTAAACCTTTCAACATCAAG